AGATTCAGGCAAGGCCCTGTTAATAAGGATTTTGTTGTAAGCGTGTACATAACATTCATGCTCACCGGCCTCGGCATCAATAACGAATACCCTACCGACATCCGGAGTACAAGTGATAAACTCAGAATTAAGAGTTACCTCGGCTGCTCCTGGAAACTTACTGCCGAGATGGAAAGATTCCCATAGTGTGCGCATTTGTCCGCTGACAATATCGTTGGAGTACTTCCATGATGCGTACTGGGGCAAGTAGCCGAAAATCTCATCATTCCAAGCTATGTCCGCATCATACCAGGAGAACCAAACCTCCTTGTTTTTGATAGGCTGATCGCCAATAAGTGCGAACTGTTCCCACATATAGGACATCTTCTCCGTCCTGGTCCACATTGTCTCAAGACCGGAGTAATAAGACGCTTTTGGGTATACGGTCATCATGCACATAATGATTCCATAGTCAGGGACAGAATATTCAAATACAGGTGTATTATCCCGAGCCATAGCGTGACCGGTATATTGACCTACAGAATAAGCACCGACTTCAGCGGTTGCCATAACATCTGAGACTATAACATTGCCGGTGTATCCTCCAATCCATACAGGACGATCGATATAAAGCGGATTAGGGTTATATCCAAAGTTCCTTTGTACGAAATCGACATACCTGTCCCCGGCACGTAAAGACCGTTCCAAGTACTCCGTCATCTGAGCAGCGTAGCGAAAGTCCCTTATAGTAGATGAAAGTTGCAGAACAACTTTGCCGGCAGATGCTCCTGCTTTATAGAGATCGTTTGTACCTGAAACCTCAAGAGTTCCTGCTACCGCTGGATCACCGTCAAGTTCATATACTTTTTGAGGAACAAAAAGTCCTGTCTCCGGATCAGTAGCAAATGAAGGGATAAGTATGTTGTCTCCTTGCTGCGGTGTAGGTGTTGCACTAGTGTAATAGTCGCGTGGCCAGTTACGGCGTAAAACCCTAAGATCAGGAGTAGCGGTCAATAACCTAACCGTGTTGTCACCTTCAGTTAAAGGAGTCCAAATAGGCGTCTGTATCTGATCATTTCGATAATACTCATCCCATATTTTTTGATATGCAGAAACAGGAAGAGCATTAATATCCTGAACTGTTGAAACAAGAGTACCGGCTCCTGGAGGAGCATTGAACCCCATATAATTTAGGATACCATCTGTAAAGACTGCGTCAGCCCTGGCATAGTCAAATGTAGGAAATCCGACTAAGGCGTTAACCGGATCCTGTTTAATAAACATTTGCCATCCTGAGTAGTTATCCTGCTCCAATTGTTTAGGCCATAACTGATCGTAGGTAACGAAATACCAATCGCATGTGAAATATACCTGGTGCATGATAGGCAGGTACATTTGGGCGAATTTGAGTTGTAACTCATTTTGTAAACGTACCTTTTCACCGGGATATACCTCCTTAGTTGCGAGAGGTATGAGCATCCCCATTGATAGAGTTGTCTTGTGGTTAAAGCTAAGGTCGAACCATGACGCCTTAGCGTGTTTTTCCATTCTTTCCGGGAAAGATTGGTTAGATTGAATCCGTCTTTTCATCTGTAAGATTGTAATTTAAGTAAAGTTGCTGTGAGTGCCTGAGCCCATTTAGGGAGAGAGGTGATTGTATCAGTAATTGTAGAATTAAGCCATTGATCAAAATCTCTTATATCCTCCATCTGATTTAGTAGATTAGATTGTAAGCCTAATTTCTTTATATTTTCTTTTACCTGTGTTAAAGCTTGACGCCTAAGTTCTTGAGGCACACCCTCTGAAAATAAGGTATTTTCGACTATACGCTGTATTTGTAATAGGCGTGTTTTATGTTCCTGGGCAAACCGAGCCGCATGTTTCATGTATTGCTCGGTGTTTAAATTGATTTCAAGGTTATTAGCTCCAGTCATGCCGAAACCGGTCTTACCCTGATTAAGCTGCCAATCCCTTATTGCGTTAGCTACATCGTTACTAATATCCTGACCCTTTGTTTCAGATTTCACCCTCGCGACATTGGCATCAACCAGAGGTTGGTCCTGGGTTAACTTTTTTTGCTGTACAACTCCAAGTGTGGGATCTATTGATAATTTAGGTACATCTGATTGAGTTGCTACTTTTCCTTGATACATATAGGATAGCGGAAGTCCTGCCTGGCGTAGTCTTTTTTTCATTGCAGCAGGTGAGTTATACTTATTTGCTGCAATTGTAGAACCTATACCAAAGATTCCTTGTAATGCTGATGCGAGTAATGTACCGCCTAAGATTCCAAGTGGCATCTATTTAGTATTTTTTTGTTTACGTGAATATATCCATTTTGATATTATCCCACCTATGAAGGTGAGTAAGTATGTGACTATCTCAATTATTGGATTTTGTAGTTCTGGGGGTATAGGATTTGACATCTTCGATGTTTTTATTTTCGTGCTTGAAACGCCCTCAAATTTTTGGCCTTAGAAAGACGAGCCATCTAAGGCCGTGTTAAGGTACAATTTGTTTTGACAATGTCAATTATGTACCTTATTTTTTTACAACTGACTTATAGTCAGTTGTTTATAACTATTTGATTAATAGTTTTTTATAAGATGAATTTTTTTTAAAAAAAATTCTCTTTTTATCCCCGCATCGCGGCACCTGAGCGCCCTTACCGTGTGCCTCGCTACGCTTCGAGCCTCCCCTGCGCAAGCTTGGGTGCGGGACTCGCTGGGCTCGGCAAGACGGTAAAGACGCACGGTGCCGCGCTCGCTGGCTCGCGCATTCTGCGCGATGCGGGGTAGCAGGGCCCTCGCTGAAGCTTCGGGCCCGTCCAGCCTGCGCGCTCCGCGCGGTATGGCTGTACTGTGCTTTTTTGTTTTTTTACGTATAGCATATTCATTACTATACTTTTTGATCGGGCGCACCCGATCTTTTTTTGCTTATGCTAAAGGGTGGCTTACCTCCTTCGTCGGTTAATTGCGCCGTGGCCGGCGACCTTTAGCAAGCTTGCATCTAGGGCTCCGCATAGGGGTATAATAGAAAAGGCCCCACTTTTGGGGCCTTCAGGTAAAACTCAACCGATGGAAATGTAATTATACTTTCTGCGTAGCCAGGACAAGGTCCCGGACCCTTAGGGCGAACTGGTCGACATTTGCCGACCTTGTTAAATCCAGGGATTCATTTACGCCCTCCATCATTACTGAAAACTTCATGTAGCGCCTCCGTATATCCTCGGCTGGCATATCCTTGAAGTAGTTGTTTTCGTGAACCTCCGGTATCTCCTGATTAATCTGCTTTCCCTCATTTGGGTAAGCCTCATCAGGGTTAGAGTGTTGCGTTCTGTTGGGTAACTTCTTGATTTTTGACATTATTTTGTGAGTTTAGGTTACTGAGTTCTTGCTCCAGGTATGTATAATTTTCCTGAGCGTTTGCCTCCATTTGCCGAAGTTCGGCAAGTTTGTGGAGTTTTGCTGTTTTGTCTAGCATAAAGAAGTTAGACGGTAGTTCATCCCTATCATCATAGTATGCTGCCGCCTGGTCTATAGGACTCCCCTGCCTAAGCATCTGAAATGCCTCCAAAGGTGTTCGTGTTTTAACGGGTATCGTTATTTTTAACCCACTGTTTTTTTGTGCTGTTGCGATTCCCTTTCTCATATTCCTATTCTAGGTTTACGGTTAATTAATTGTTTATTTCTTTGATCTTTAGCGATAGCCTTGAGTTTATCCGGATTCCTTCCGGCTTTAATAAGCCGAGTATCGACTTCATCCTCCTTTTGCTGTACAGCTTGTGCAATATAGGCACCTTTTGAACTTCGTACATCTCCGGAGCAATATTTTTTCCTGTAGTACCGAGGCAGAGCAATCCGCTTTCCTCGGCTATTGATAAGCATATTTGCGTCCGGAGCTTGAATATACCTGATTTGCTCATCATTAAGGGCAGATAAGCCCAATCCTTTTGACATGAAGCATAACTCTTTTTCCCGTTCCGGTTTTTTATCTGATTCATGTTTTACCATATACTTAAGTACGTAGTCAATATTATTGACGTTTACATCCCCATCTATTTGAATAAGGCCATAAGGCCAAGCGTTAGTGATATTAGCAATATCGCGCACATTGAAAAGAAGGTAATGCCAATGGGGCCGGCCCATGCGGTCCCCATATTCTGAGATTCCGTAATATGCGAATTTTCCCTCTTCTTTAATTCCGAGCCTTCTACGTTCCAATTCAGCTTGTGAGATACAATCCCGTTTGACCATATGTATTTCCTTTTCATTCTCCTTAAGGTTTTTAATAAATTCAAAATGATCATTTTTATTTACCGTAGGTCCGTTGTCACCATATACCAGGTACTTGTCCTCATAGGTTAAGGTAACAAAGTAAGCTGAGTAAGATTTCCTTTTTTCTTCCGTAAGGCGAAAGCTCCACTGAGCCTTTCTCTTGGTAAGGCACTTAATACATTTTCCGCAGTCCGCAGGGAAACTATAGATACGGCCTCCTTTTCCATCATCGAGAGGCGGATTGTATCTGATTGAGATGGGCGCATCGCATGCCATGAATATATATCATAATGTCGAATGTGAGATAAGATTTCATCCTCCAAGCTAAAACCTACCAAGGTCGTGGGAATAGACCACGACCAAGGTAGGTCCCTAATCTCATTATCACAGAGACGGAAGCCCATTTATAGGTAATTTGCGCAGTATCTTGATGTCATTGTACGCATGTACGAATATTTCATGCTCACCCGCTTCTGCATCCACATTGAACACACGACCTATGTCAGGTGTACATGTAATGAAATCACTGTTTAATACTACATCAGATGCAGCTATGAATTTACGACCAAGGTGGAAAGATTCCCACAATGTCCTCATTTGTCCCGATACAATATCATTTGAGTATTTAAATTGAGTATACTGAGGTAAATAACCAAATATCTCATTATTCCATGCTATATCAGCATCGTACCAAGAGAACCACACTTCTTTATTTCTTATAGGCT